GACCTTCACGCAGTACTCCAGCACGGTCAGTGCGCTGCAGACCGCCCTGCAGACGGCGTACGCGTCGCTGAACATCCAGGTCATCGCGGACACGGTGTCTGGCGAGACCACCAACGCGGTCGTGATCTCCGGCAACAGCATCGTGTTCACAGTGCCGACCGGTAGCTACGTCGGCTACAACAACGGTCAGTGGACGCAGTACACCGCCGCGAAGTTCGCCGCTCTCTTCACCACGTACCCGTAACCATGGCCCGATCCGAGCGCGACGAATATTTCGCGCTGGTCAGACGGGGTGAGTGGACGCCGGCTACGTTGCGCCGGCTCCGCGAGCTGCGGGTGTGGAAAGACCGCCAGGACGTGCCCCGCGAGCTGCGTACGAAGCCGGCGGCGGAAGCCCCGAATGAGGCCTGACCTGCGGAAACTGCTAGAATAGGTGGGCCCGGCGTGCTGTAACACCCGGGCCCGGACGAATCCTCTCTCGAAGGAACCGCCATGTCAGATATTACGCGTACCCGCGACCACCGTCACCCGTCGGTTATGAAGGCGGTGGCCTGATGCCTTGGAATCAAGGTGATGGCAGTCCGGGCGCGTTCCCCACGCTGGGCTTCACGGTCATCGACTGGGTCGAAGCCAACCTGATCGTGCCGGACGGCCCCCGTCGCGGCGAACCGTTCCTGCTGACGCCCGAACAGCAGTGGCACATCATGAAGTCCTACCAGCTGAAGCCGAACGCGCGGCCAGAGATGGGCTCGCAGGCGTTCGTCTACTACGGCGCGCTACTGGTGCGCCCACAGAAGGCGCTGGCACTGGACACCCCCGTAGCCACCCCGACCGGGTGGTCGACGATGGGGGGTCTGCAGGTCGGTGACCTGGTGTTCGACCGGGACGGCCAGCAGACCTCGATCTTGGCCAAGTCTAAGATCTGGACAGGTAGCACGTACGAGGTCAGCTTCTCTGACGGCAGCCACATCATTGCGTCAGGTGATCATGCGTGGGTGGTTGACCGCCGCACCCCATCGGGCACATACGTCGAAGAGCGCTGGACCACCGAAGATCTGCTCCAGTTTGGCCTTCTGGATCGCGGCGCCCGTCGGTTCCGCGTCAAGAACGCTCCAGCGATCCAGACCGCCGAGGCTGAACTCCCGGTTCCTCCGTACACCCTCGGCGCCTGGTTGGGGGACGGCGACTCAGACAGTGCGCGTGTCACGGGCATTGACCTCGAGGTCTACGTGAACATCGAGCTGGACGGATTTGAGCCGATTCAGCGGAACGTGAAGCGATGGAGCATCCGAGGGCTCGGGAAGCCCCTGCGGGCAGCCGGCGTGTTCAAGAACAAGCACATCCCCACCGCGTATCTCCGAGCTTCGGAGAAACAGCGCTGGGCGCTCCTGCAGGGCCTCATGGACACCGATGGCTGTGCGGACGAGCGGCAGGGCAAGTGCGAGTTCACCACGATGCTGCCGGTGCTCCGAGACGGCGTCAGCGAGCTGCTCTATAGCTTGGGCATCAAGCACAAGTGCTACACCGGCCGAGCGATGCTGAACGGCCGGGATTACGGGACCAAGTACCGGATCAGCTTCGCGGCTCGCTCGGACATGCCGGTATTCCGCATCGGACGAAAGCAGGCGCGGCTACTGCCGCCAGGCCGGACGCACACCCAGTTCGGCCACCGCAGGATCACGGCGATCGAGCTCGTCGACACGGTGCCAACGCAGTGCATCACCGTTGACTCGGAGTCGCACACCTTCCTGGCCGGCAGGGAGATGATTCCGACCGGAAACTCCGGCAAGGACCCGCTGGCGGCGGCGCAAGCGTGTGCTCAAGCGCTCGGACCGGTTCGGTTCGCCGGCTGGGACGCGAGCGGGGAGCCCGTGGGTGCCCCGATGCCGACGCCCTGGATCCAGTGCGCCGCCAACTCTGAAGACCAGGTGGACAACACGTTCCGCCCGATCTTCACGATGCTGTCGGAAGGCCCGGCGGCGAACACTCCGGGCCTCGACGTGGGCCTGACCAGGGTGAATTTGCCCGACGGTGGGCGCATCGAGCCCGTCACGGCGGCCGCTAAGTCCCGGCTGGGTGCTCGAATCACCTTCGCCACCTTCACGGAGAGCGGCCTGTACACCGAATCCAGTGGCGGTGTGACCCTGGCACGGACCATGAAGCGTGGTTTGGCCGGCATGGATGGCCGCTGGATGGAGCTCACCAACGCCTGGGACCCCAGTGAACGTTCGGTGGCGCAGCGGACCTGGGATTCGAAGGCCCCGGGTGTGTTTCTGGACTACCGACCGCCCCGGGTGCGGGTCGACATTGACGATGACCAGGCTTTGCGCACCGAACTGGCCTACGTGTACGGCGATGCGGCCATCGACGCCGGCGGATGGGTCCGTTTAGAGCGGATCATGGATGAAATCCGCGATGCGAGCACCGGCGAGGGCGAAGCGCGCCGCTTCTACCTCAACGAGGTCACGGTCGGTTCCCGCGACGCCGTCGACATGATCAAATGGACGGCTCAGAAGGACTCCAGCGAGCCGCTGCAGAGGCGCGAGAAGATCGGACTGGGCTTTCACGGCTCTCAGAACCGCGACGCGACCAGTTTGTGCGCCTCGAGGCTGTCTGACGGCCGGATTTATCATCTGCGGACCTGGGAACGGGCCCCCGGAGAACCGGACTGGCAGGTTCCGCGCGACGAGGTCGACCAGGTCGTGCGCGACGTGTTCAAGGCCTACGAGGTCGAGGCCATGTTCTGCACCCCCACCGGCTGGCAGACCGAGGTCAACGTCTGGGACGGCCAGTACCCGAAAAAGGTCTACGAACTGTGGACCAACTCCGAACTTCGCATGGACCAACTGGTGGAACGGTTCCAAACCGCGCACCGGGGCGACGAACTGACCCACGACGGCACCGAAATCCTCACCATGCACGCCGCCGGCGCGGCTCTGGCCAACGGAAAACGGCGTTCAACGGCCGAGGAACGCGTCCCCGGGCAGCCTGAGCACTACCAGCGGATCGTCAAGAAGAGCCACGCACAGTCCATCTCAGCCTTCATGGCGGCCCTGCTGGCCTACGAAGCCCGTGGTTGGGCCATCGAACACGGCTCCCTGGCCAAGCGGAAAGTACCCAACTTGTGGTGAAAGGAGCCCGAATCATGCCTCAGTGGCTCCTTTTGACCATCGAAATCGTCGGATTGTGCCTGTTCGTGGCCGGTTGCGCCCTGATTTACGTGCCGGCGGCGTTCCTGGTCGCCGGAGCTGCGGTTGTGGTGTCCTGCGAGCGTTGGTCGGTCGCTGAGACCGCCCGCAGGCAGGCGCAGCGCCAGTGAGTCTATTTCGTCTCCGCGAGCGCCGGGCGAACCTGGAAGATCCGGCCGTTCCGCTGAACTCAAGCACCATCCTGAGTGTGTTCGGCGTGCAGCCGACCGATTCCGGCGTTCCGGTGTCCGAGTACACCGCCATGAACATGTCGGCGGTCTACCGGGGCGTCTCGCTGATCTCCGGGCTGGCCGGTTCGCTGCCGTTGAACGCGATCGACCAGTCCACCAAGAAGCCGGTGACCGGCACCATCCTCGACGACCCGCACCCGGAGATGACCGCGCTCGAGTACTGGCGTCTGCAGGCCGTATGGCGGTGCCTGTGGGGTAACAGCTACTCGCAGAAGGTCTACAAGCGCGGCGGCAAGCTGGCCTACCTGAACCCGATCTCCCCGGACCGGGTGTCGGTGCTGCGCGCGTCGCCGATCTCGGCCAACCCATCGGGCAAGATCTTCAGGATCGCCGGCGCCGACGGCAAGCTGACCACGATGACCCCGAACGAGGTCATGCACATCCCGGGCATCGGCTACGACGGCATCTGCGGCATCTCCCCGGTGCGCGCGGCGGCCCAGGCGATCGGCATGGCGCAGGCTGCGGAGGCCACGGCGGCGCGACTGTTCAAGTCCGGCAACATGCTCAACGGCCTGCTGTCCACCGAGGCCGAGCTCGACCAGTCCCAGGCCGAGACGCTGCAGGCCCGCTGGGCAGAGAAGTTTTCCGGCATCGACGGCGCGCACCGGGTCGCCGTGCTGGACTCGGGCGCGAAGTTCCAGAGCCTGGTCATGCCGGCTGATGACGCGCAGATGCTCGAGTCCCGGGACTTCCAGGTCACGGAGCTGGCTCGGTTCCTGGGCATCCCGCCGTATCTGATGTACCAGACGGACAAGACCACGTCGTGGGGTAGCGGTCTTGAGCAGCAGGCACGGGGGTTCAACCAGTTCGATCTGCACCCGAACTGGTTGGCCCCGGCGGAGCAGCGCATCACTAAGGAGCTGCTGCCGCCGGGCCAGATCGCCCGCTACGACATGGACAGTCTGCTGCGCGGTGACTCGATCGCCCGCGCCGAGTACTACCGGGTCATGTTCGAGATGGGCGTGTTGTGTCCGAACGACATCTTGAAGATGGAAGACATGCCGCCGCGCGAAGGTGGCGACAAGTTCATGGAGCCGATGAACGCGACGCCGGTCAACGCGCCGCTCGGCACTGACCCGGTAATCGGCGGTTCGTCTCTCGGCCCGTCTGACGGCAGCTGAAGGGGTTTGAGATGACGTTCTGCGTAGTCGTAGCCGCCGGGTCTACCGGTGTGCAGGCGGTGACCGGCGACTGTGAGCTGGTCGGGTTCTCGGTGCACGAGACGGCGGCCTCGACCGCCTCGGTGGTCCTGCGCGATGGCACCTCGTCCGCCGGTTCGCCCAGGGCGTTCGCCTCTCTCGCCGCGAGCGGCACCGACTCCAAGCTGTTGCCGGCCGTCGAGTTCAAGACCGGCATCTTCGTCGACCGGACGGGCTCAACCGAGCTCGTGCTGTACCTCGACTGATGAAGGAAGGATCGGCGATGCTTCGTAGCCTGCCGACTGGTGAAGAGCGTCGTGATCTGGTCCTCTCTGACGCCGGTGTGACCGTAGCGGACCCTTCAGGTACCGGAGACCGTCGCTTCGGCGGCCACGCGGCCCTGTTCAACTCCCGCACCGCGATCGGGAACCCCAAGACCGTCGGGTTCTACGAGTCGGTCGCTCCGGGGGCCTTCACTAAGACCTTGGGCGAGGCTGACGCCCGGTTCCTGATCGACCACAGCTCTTACCACGTGGTTTCCCGGGCCAGCGCCGGCACGCTCACCCTCTCGCAGAACACTCGCGGTCTACACACCGACTCGGTGCTGGACCAGCGGCTGTCCTACGTCAACGACCTGATCGCCAACCTGGACAACGGCAACATCCGGGGCATGAGCTTCGGGTTCCAGGTCATCAAAGACGACTGGGCCGACATCGAGGGCCGTGACGCCAGCGGTGAGGCGTTCAAGGCCGAGCACCGCACCATCCGCGAGGTGAAGCTGATCGAGGTCAGCGCGGTCACCTTCCCGGCGTATGAAGAGACCGACGCCGGACTGCGGTTCTCCTTGGTGCCGGCGCTGCGCCGCCGTGGCGACATCGACGCGATCGCCCGAGCGGTGCACCACAAGCCCGAGC